TCAGCTTCTTTCTTAAAGCTGAAATGCACATGGTGATTGTGTTTGTTAGCCCCTGTGTACTTGCGCCACTTCCACCTAAGAATAGGGGAGCAGATTGACCCGTTAAAAATAATGTAAGACACACGCTTCTCGGATCCTTTTTTACAGGCAAGACGAATTTGATCAACAAGGTCGGGCATAAGGTCGGGCTTGGCTTTGCCGGATAAGTCACGATCGATGTCGATGGCGCGTACCCAGCCTTTGACATCTGGATTATGATCAGACTTACGAGCACCATGTCTGGTATCACCGATCCAACCATCCGATGTGCGGTCACGATCTGGGTAGGAATCATCGAACTGCTCACGGAGTTGAACTGCAGCTTTAGAGAGTTTGGGTGTCATCTATTGGCACAATCCATCTATAAGTTTCTTCATCAAAACCTGTAGCACCTTCTGGCTTAGGTGGTATAAAAACATCTTTTACAGGATCGTAGGTGAAGCCAATCCCTGCATAGTTTTTACGGATCTTTCCATTGTAGGAAGTCCGCTTGCAAACTTGGCCACGAAAGTTTCCATACCATGTTTCTGTGTCTAATCCTTCGATTAGTTCTGTTTCATCAATGCCTGTGATTACCTCAGTAACAATATTATCTTCATTTAAAAAAGCGTAGTGTGCCATTATGCCCAACTCACATTTCCAGTACCGGCTGTAATTGTAGATACTTTGAATCCACCTGCTGGCGCAGCTGTTGATCCTGTTAATCCTGCACCGATTGTAATTGTGTAAGTGTCTGGATATTTTAAGACGACAAGTCCTGAACCGCCTGTACCGCCAACCGATCCACCACCACCACCACCTGAACCAGTGTTCACTGTTCCGTTGCCACCAGTGCCACCAACGCTACCGTTACCGCCGCCGCCTGATCCACCTGATCCTGCGCTTGATGCACCATAAGCACCACCGCCGCCTGCGCGAGTAACTGAACTTCCTGTAATGGAATTAGCTACACCATTACCACCATTACCACCATTACCACTTGATGAGCTAGTACCTACGACACCTGCTCCACCGCCGCCGCCTGTTGCGTTACCGCCACTAGTAGAACCTGCACCACCTGCAAAACCTTGATTGGCAGTTCCACTTCCACCAGCAACGCCATAACCACCGCCGCCGCCTGATCCACCTGATCCTGCACCACCTGTTGCAGCACCTTGTCCACCACCAACAGATGTGATAGTTGCAAACACTGAGTTGCTTCCTGCGATGCCTTGAAATGAACCACCAGCACCAACAGTGACTGTGTAGTTAGTACTCAAAAGAAACTTGAATGGTGACTCTAAAGAACCGCCGCCGCCTGTTGCAGTTACAGTTGAACGAAATCCACCTGCTCCACCACCGCCAAGCCAACCAGCACCGCCGCCTGCTATGACAAGGTAGTCAGCTGGAAAACCGCTAACCCCTACATCCATGATGCCTACTGATACACCAAACATTATGCAACGCCACCGATAACATACCAAGTGTCTGTTCCAGTTTTAATGCATGACGCTGCTTTGTATTGTGCAAGGGTAGGTGCTGCTGGAGTCGCACCAGCTGAAAGAACTGTAGTAGTGCCAGAAGTCACTGCGTTGATTGTGCAGATACCTACACCGATATTGATGATATTTAACACTGTGCCAATAGGAAAGGCTGTAGTGGCGTTTGTAGGCAATCTGAAGGTGCTTGCAGAAGCGTTGGACTGCGTAACTAATCTGCTGTATTGGTCATTAGTTGTAGCTGTGTAAGTTGTGCCAGTCTGTGCGTTGAGTGTGTAAGCAGGCAAAAAATTCATGTCTGCTGCGGTAAGGACATCACCGCTAACGAATGGATAAGTCATTTATTCTCCTAGTATGCCAATACGGATGTGTCAAGGATACCGTATAATGTCGAATCCAAGATGAAGCCATCTAGGATGTTTTCTTGTGTTGTGAGGGTTGTGCGCCATGTATTAGGCGTAATGCTGTGGGCTATGCCTTGACATTGGAGAGTCTTGACAATGGTAGTACCTGCCACATTTACATTTGTAATCTGCATTGGATCGAAGTAATCCAAGCCTAGAGCTGCTGCTACGCCTGCCCCATAGCCTAGAGTTACGAGGTCAAGGGTAATCGTTTCGATTCTAAGTGTCGTGTCTTTGCGAGAGGCTACAAAGTTAGAGGCTAGGTTTAGAGCTTCTGCATCTGTCTGCATAAGCATGTCATTGGCTGTAATGCTGTGGAGAAAAAACTTATCTATCGAGTCTTGATTAGAAGCAGTCTGTGGCGATCCACCTGTTCTAGTGACAGTTGCAGAGTTCACAATAGTCTTGTCATCTAGGGCAAAGGTAATCCCAGCATAAGGGATGTCTGTAGATCCAGTGGCATTAGAAAAGACTGTAGGTGTTGCTGTACCTGAGGTATAAACAAAGTCACGATCTTTGAATACTGCGTTGCCAGCCTTGTCAAAGTAAAAGGCTCCCTGCTCTGTAAAGGTAACAGTTTCAATGGCGGCTAAGGCAGAGCGTGTCGTTGCTGGATCTGCTTGACATAAGGTGTTGCCAGTCATAATTGACCTAGCACTTGTTGGCCAGCCAATAGTGTCTAAAATCTTATCTACGCGTGTGCCAGTGTCTTGACCTGCTGCTGAACCTGTGACGGTCGTTACATTTGAGTTGAAGATCAATCTAAAAGCATCTGTACAGATTAGATCGACATAGCCTAATTCGTTTTGATCTTTAGGGTAGGTGTAAAGGTATTCCTGAATGTAACCCTTGAAGATAGGATAGACAGTGCCTGAGTAATTGGCTTCAATAATGATTGAGCGTAAAGGTACAAGATTAGGGTAATAAGGGCTTGAAGTGTTTTGTGGATTCCAGTCACCATTTTGATCAAGGATACGCACTGTGGCTGTACCTGCAAGATACTTATCCTGAAACAGGTTGCGCTCTTTGCGTGTATCTATCTTGGAGACTTGATTAGATACATCGATAATAATTTGGCCGGGCTCACCTAGTACTGCAAAGTCAAGCTGCGAAGTATCTAGGATAAATGGAGTGGCAAAGGATGCTCCACCTGTAAGGTTGATCTTTACAATAGGGGTTGCTGGTAATGCCATTAGTACACCGTACTGTAGTTAACTGGAGTCCCTGAAGCCTGTTGTGAGTAAAGCCCCTGAGTAATGGCAGCAACTAGATCGCGCTCTGTTGTGACTGATCCTTGAACAGTCAGATTGACTATTGTGCCACCGTTGCCAGTCATCGAGGCTGGAGTATAGGTTCCACCAATTGATGCCAATAATCCTTGTTGCTGCTGTTTAAGATTTTCTGCTGTTAAACGCAAAGCAGTCAGAGGATCAGTATTAGGATCAGTTCTTTCTAACAGATTCTGTTGCTTTGACTTTAATTCTCCGCCAAATGCTAACACTCCAGCAAGTTGCTGTTCTTGAGTCATGGCCAGTGGCTTGATGTTGGATAACTTAGATAGTTCAATAGCCATTTGTCTTAAAGTATCAAGCCACATTGTAAATGGATTCTGGATGTCGTTAAGGCCGATCATGTCAGTTCGAAGTGATGCTAACTTCTGAGCATTGGCCACCATGCTATTAGCGAGGCGAGCAGCAGCAGTTATGTTGCCTTCATTGATCGCTGCTTCTAAATCGTAGATGTCTTTCTTTAGGGCTAAGCGAGCCTTTTCTTCTTCTGTCAACTTGCCTTGAGCAGCAGCAGCTAACTGGATGCCTTCTTCGTCAAAAACCTTTTTGCCTTGCGCTAGAAGTAAAGAAGCCTTGTCTAAGACTTCTTGCTTCTTCTTATCTGCTGCAATCTGCTTCTGTGTGGCTGATAACTTCTTGGCATTAGATAATTGAGTTGCACTTAGTTTAGTAATCTTTGTTTCAGTAGATAACTGCTGGAGTCTAGCCTTATGCTCATTAGGGTTAAATTCAGTTCTTACTTTACCTGCTTCACGCAACATCTCAATGTAAGATCCAAGAATAGGAATCATGCCTACATTGAAATCACCTAAGATAGGGATGTCATTTAACTTGCTTGCTAGGGTTCCTACGCCACGAATAACATCGGCTATGTATCCTGCTGTAGCCTTCATGTTATTGGCTAGATCGGCAGCAGATGTATTCTCACCTAGATTAGTAAGTGCATCAATAAGGCCAGTGCCGATAATTTCAGAGGCATTAGCTGCACCTACTGAGAGAATGGCTAACTGACCAGAGAATGTTGAAGCAGCGGCGCTTGCTGAGCCAGCAAAAGTATCTGCTAACTGTGTTGTGATTTCTTCAAAAGATTTAGTCTTAAGATCAGCCTTGCTAAGTCCTACGCCTAAGCGAGTAAGTGCTGTGTTATTGCCTAGATAGGCACGACTTAAGGCTGTAGTTACTGATCCAACATCCTTGCCAGTTGAGGCCGAAATGTCTAGTGCAAGGTTTAGAAGTCTCTGGCTTTCAGCAGAGTTCCCTGTTGCTATTGCTAATCTCTGGTAGGCAGGACGGAGTAGATCGTCAAGGATACCGAACTCAGTTTCAAGCCTAGAAATGTACTGCTCAGTGCTAGCAGCATCGCGCTCTAGTCCAACATTCTTTAATGCAAGGGCTAACTGTTGCTGAGCCTTCTGGTCATCGGCAGCAGCTCTAACTGACTTCTTTGCATAGTTCAAAACAGCGGCAGTACCAAAGGCTAGACCAAAAGTGCTGGCAAGATTCTTTACACCTCTATTTAGTTTGTCGGTTGCAGTTTCAGCTTGCTTAAAGGCTTTTTTGCCGGTGAATTCGGTTGCTATGTCAATTTTTACATCGGCCATGATTAACCCTTCACCTTGGCTGTTGCATTAAGTTTTGCAGCAGATGATTCAATTGCTTTAATAACTGCTGCGTTAGCCTTGCCGCCATCTTCTTTCCATGCTCTAAAGATTGCTCGACCTCTCATCTTACGAGTAGCACGACCTGCTTGGCCTTGCTCACGCTGGTAAGCATCTACAATTCTACCCGTGTTATTTAATGCATCTATAAATTGTTGACCAGCATAAGGGTTATTGCTTTTTGATTGATCTTTAGTTCCTGATCTAATTGTCTTGCCAAAGTTTGCATTGGTTTTTAATAAAACTTCATAAGCAGGTGCTTGCGCTCTACCTTGAGGATTCTTTCGACCAGCAGTCTCATACAAAGATCCAGCAGCAGAAGCATTAACAATGCGAGCTAAAGAACGAAAGCCTGATCTATTTGGCTTTGATGGTGTTGTCTTGTAACCAATGCCACGCTTAGCCTCAGATGTTGACCATTGCAATCTTTCCCATGAACCTTTGCTAGGCATACCCCAGCCAGATAGCGGAGCATTTGAAGGAATAAATCCTCTAGCTTTAGCAGTAATTGGCTTAAGTGCTCCAGCAATTTCTTTTTGTGTTTCTTTAGCCAAGTCTGGAGCAAACTGTCTCAAAGCCTTGCGAAGATTAACGGCGCCTTTTAGTTGTGCTGGCATCTCTAATCTCCTTTGCTTCGTCAGTTAAGCCTTGAAGTAAAGCATCTAGCATTACTTTGTCTAACTCTAATAAATGTTGTGGCGCGATCCCTAACCTTATGCTTAGCCTAGCAATAAGGTAGGTGAGTGGTAGATCGCGCTTTAAGCTAAAGGGTCGGAATCAAGCACCTCAACACTTTTTAGTGTTTCAATGAAGTCCATCCCAAATGGCTTAACAGTCTCACCTGACCTGCGTGTGACTTCCCATGCCAACCAATAAACATCGCTTTGCTTTTCCTCATCTCGGAAAGCCTTGTGGAAACCCTTTTTAGCGTACATCTCAAATGCGTACTCCACTGCTGGAGTAATCTCGCCTTCTAGCACGCTTCCATCTTGTCGAACGATCTTTAGTCTTGCCATGATTAGCCCCTTTGTTTAATTGTTTAGAATGTGCCTGTTGTTGCTACTGCAACGGTTGAGTTAGCAGTGAATGTAATTGACTGTGTGCCAATGTCTCCAACAGCACCATTGATGTCTGTTGTGTTATTGACTAGCAAAGATACAGTGTAGAGAGGGTTTGTAGCAGATACTGCTGTTCCCTTTGTTTGTAAGAATACACAGGTAACTGTTGTACCCCATGCAGCTTGTAGTGTTGCCAATACATTTGCTGATGCTGTGTCATTTAGAAAGTCAATAGTTACTGTTGATGCCTCTAAGCCCTTTACAAACTTGTGTGAGTTATCACCCATCGCAGTTACTTCTAGTTCATCAAATACTCTGTTGATTGTTACTGCTGTTACATGGTCAGAAAGATCAACAGTGTTAATCTTCACGCCCACATTGTTATTTAGAAATACAGCCATGAGATTATTCCTCGTCTTTCTTAGTAGTTACTGGCTTTGGTGCTGATGGTGCTACCTGCCCGATTTTGATCAGGAAGGCTTCGTTTTCTTTTTCCCACTCGGACATTTTAGCTCCAGCTCGTTAGGATTGATACGGACATCTCGCAGCTGAGAAGGTCACCCGAAGCAGCGTTGAGAATACTAGGCGCGCTTATTGCGCTTACATTATAGGTCAAAGATGATGCAGCGAGCTTTGCAAACACGCCACAGACTGCATCTTCTATACCGTTTAGGTTTCCTTCATTGTCAAACAAAGGCACAGTTATAATAATCTTAAAGTTAGCCATAGGGCTGATTGTGATGTGTTGATTATTGCTAGGTGTCAAATAAGGATCATCTGGAGACACGATCACAGAGTTAGCCAAAACAGTTGCCGGTGGAAAGGCAAAGGTCTGCCACTTAGAGTTATCGACTAATGCTGTGGCTAATGTTGTGCGAAGGGTTGTGATTGCAACTGGCATTATCCCACCATTGAGCGAGGGTCTAGTGCGTGTGCGATCAATCCTCGCACCTTAGCGAGGAGCTGTGCGCTCATTCGATAAGGGGAAGGCTGGAAGTCAATGGCATTTGAGCCACTCAAAGTGGCGGTGCGTGCTTGCCAGATTTCAACAGCGATCATCAAAGCTGCATTTTGCACTGCTGTATCTGTAGTCCAGTCTGTGTAAGTTGTGGTAGATACAGTTCCATAAGGAAAAATTGGGTGATAAGACTGCGCTGAAGAATGAGTAGTTGTAACACTAATTGAGTATTCACCCACGGCTGTAATTGTCTTAGTGCCGGCATACAAATTACCTGAGTTAGCAATCGTTACGCTTTGGCCGACATAAAAGGTATCTCGAACATCCTCATTAAAATACAAAGTGCCTGTGCCTACAACATTGCTGTGAGCAACGCTAAACCATTTAGGAGCCCATAACATAGGAATAAGAACTGCATCTGCGGCATCTGCTACTTCTTGAAGCGTAGCATCTGGATACAAAGTACCGACTCCGAGAGTACTGCGGAGTTCTGCGACTGTTGTAAGTGCCATTTGCAATCCTTTCTAAAGACTCTGAGGAGTAGAGGGCTACTACTCCCCAGAGCGACTTAGTTACCTAGTTATCAGGTTAAGTTGAACCAGTTTGCGCCA